GCGACCAGCGAGCATTCCCACAGTTCAGCCTCCTTGATCAGACGGTTCCCGGACTCGCTCCACTCGGAGTCATGGATCATGAACCCGATGGAGAGGCCCTTGAGGTCACCGTTCTTCAGGAGAGAGTAGCCCTCCCTTCCCCTCTGGACGTCCATGTTGAACTTCCCCTCGATCTCCAGAGCGTCTTCGGTGCCCTTCACGTCGAAGTGACCGATCACCTCCATGGAGTCGTGGGTCCACAGGAGCGGGTAGGTCCTGCCCTTAGCTGCCAACCATTTATTGAAGCAGCCGGGGAGCATGATGTCTCCAACGAGGTCGGCGTTGCCGTACGTCGAGGCTACCCCCGAGAATCTGCCGAGACTGTCGTCCCCTGCCGTCGATGATTTGATGGTGAGGCTTTTGGTCTCAAACATGCGTCTAAAATGATGGGTGCTCGGATTGTATAATCACAATAAATCACAGCTCGAAGCCCACGTCGCACCGGCAGTTGACCACCTCGGACGCGGGAGGCGCCCATGTGCCGTCGAGGGGGCATTCCATCTTGACATGGATGCCGTCGGGCCTGTCCCACTCGAAGTAGCCGTCGAAGTCGACCGTCATGCCATCCACGTGCATGTGGGTGTCCCTGGTGTCCTGATCGCCTACAGCGAGCCATGTCTTCCTCCCTTCGAACCCGAGTGCGTCCATGGTCTCCACCGATGCCCTGTTGGTGGCGCATGCGGTCTCCGTCCGCGCTATGGCGTTGCTCCTGTACGGCGTTATGCTGTCGTCGAACAGGTGCGCTATGGCCTCGCGGAACTCGATCTGGTTGGCCGTCGACTCGTATATGCGCTTGACCTGGTCGAGGGTGGTCTGGTTGATGGCGACTATCTTCTCCCCGCATTCCCTGCGTATCCACTCGCGTATGGCTACGCCGTAGGCGGTCTCCTCCTCCTCCCTGCCCTTGGTCGCCCATCTCTCCCACAGGGCCTTGGCATCGGCGTCGCTGACGAGCATGGGGTACACATCGTCCGCGATGCCCGCGTAGGTGACCTCGTAGACCTTGTCGAAGGCGGGGACCGAGCGGATGAGTATGTCCGCCACATCGTTCATGGTTATCTCGTCGAGGGAGAGGATGGCATCCTCCTGCGCCCTGAATATGCGCTTGAGGTTGCTCCTCATCCCCCTCTGATGCGTCAGGCGGATGCGCTCCATCTGCTGATGGTAGCGTATCCTCTGACGGGCTGGCATCGACCCTTTGGTGAAACCCTTCACGGCATTATTGTAGTCGAAGGCGTAGCCGTGATCATATATCATGATGTCAGCCCGTCCAAGAGGACCTTGAGGTCGTCCTTCTCCGGGTCAGTCCTGCCCGGGTCGAGGGACGGTTCCGCCGTGAACTCGCTCATGGGGATGTCCGTCATGGACATCATGAGCTCGTCCGCGAGCGGGTTGTCTATGGGCTCGTAGCCCAGCTTCTGCCTTTTGTCGTTGGCGGTCAGGAAGGAGGCCTGCTGCAGTGCCGTGTACAGGTCAGTCTGCACACCCATGAAGTCTGTCAGCTGCTCCACGTCGTAGGTGTACTCCCCGATGCCGGATGCGATCGGTTTGTTCCTGAAGAAGCCCCAGATGGACTGATAGACGAGGTCGAGCAGGGGTCTGATGGTGTTGACCACCACCTCCCTCGATGCCTCCTGGGCGTTGCTGTAGGTCTTGTTGGCGTTGTCGGCGAGCATCTCCGGGGGTATGCCGTAGGCTATGGCTATCTCCCTTGCAGCGACGACCATGCCCTGCTGGTAGTCCATCTCCACCGCGGTCATCCCCATCTGCGATGCTGTGAGGCCCTTGGGCAGGATCATCGCGGCGCCTGCGTTGTCCGCTCCCTGGTAGCCGTTGCGGAGGTCAGTCTTCATCTGCTCGAGGTCATCGCCGTTGATGTAGTCCTCGGAGTTGATCACCATGGAGGGCTTGGCGCCGTTCCTGGTGGTCTGGATGTTCCACTCCCTGATGACGTTCTGCATCTCGATGGACTTGGCGCACGATCTCATAGGGGACATCCCGCGGACATTGTTCATGTCAGGGTCCGGGAGCTTGATGTGGATGAGCTCCTCCGGGAGCAGTTGGTTCTTGCCGTCGATGATCCCGGATACCTGCCAATACCTGACAGGGTTCAGCAGGTCTGTGCTGTCCTTGACCTCCGTGAGGATCTTCGGGTCTATGACGTACAGTCCGTCGTACCCGAGCGCGTTCCTCTTCGGATAGACGAATGCCTCGCCGTATATCCCGATGTACAGGCCTATGAGGTGGAACAGGTCCCTCCTGGTCTGGTAGGGGTTCGGGTTGTCCATGAGCTCGGTGAAGGGGTTGGCCTTGTCCGATATGTCGTCGCCGTTCTCAGCGTAGACTATCGGGTCCACGGACGAGAGCCTGACCGCATACAGGTCGCACGCCCGCTTCACGTAGGCGTTGAGGCAGAACCCCTTGGTGTACTGCGTATCCCTCGACGACCAGTCGAGATTGGTCTGGTTGAGGACTATCACGCGCAGGTCCGTCCTATCAGGGGGTATCTCTGCGGATTTCCTCGTGAAGTGGAAGAAGTCGATCAGTGAACTCATGCTCGTGCGTACTTTTTAAGGTGTGTCCTATAATCAGAAAAAACCGATGCGATGAGGCCCTGTATCCGTGAGCTCGCGGAATGCCCCCGATGTGGCGTCCACCTGATCATCGTGCGCCCCGAGAGGGAACTCGCAGAACTCCTGGATGTAGTCGCGGTTCCATTTGGCGCAGACTATGTAGACGTTGCCTCTCTCCATCGCCGCGGATAACGGTCCCGCTCTGATGTCCTTCGGGCCTGTGACCCTGTCCGGACGGAAGTCGTACCCGCGGAGGATCTGCCTCGCGTACAGGTCGATGACCTCGACCCCTGAGCTCCCCGGCTCCTGCTCCATCCTGATCCTGACGTCCCTACCGTCCATCTCCGCCGTGCGCCTGATGATTGCCTGCACGTCCTTGGGGCTGTACTGCACGTGGATCACATCCTCGATGCAGTACTGTCCGTCCTGGACAGCCACCAGCACTCCGGTGGTCCAGTCCCCGCCTCCCGCGGTGGCCGCCTTGTCCCAATACCTACACCTGTAGGCCCTCTCGGAGAAGGGGTGGTCGGTCACTTGGAACCACTCCCTCTTGAAGAACCCGCCCTCGTCCGGCGTCGGCCTCCCTTGATAGAGCGACTCGAACACCCTGCTCCCCACGTCCGCCTTGATGCTCATGAGGTGGGGGATGTCGTACCTCTCGGGCCACAGGGCGGTCCCCTCGGGGCTTATGGCGGGGAGATGGAGCACATCCCATCCGTCGGGGTTGTCCTTCAGGAGACGGCCCACGAGGTCGTCGTGGTGCCATCTCGTCATGACGATCAGCACCTTCCCCCCTGGGGAGAGCCTTGTCATGGCGACGGACGTGAACCAGTCGTGGATGTTGTCCCTTATGGTCTGACTGTTCGCCTCCTCCGCGTCCTTGATGGGGTCGTCCACTATGAGCAGGTCCGCTCCCGATCCTGTGAGACCTGCGCCTATTCCGGCGGCTATGAGGGAGGGCCTTCCGTTGGCCTTGCCCCCGAGCATGATCTCGTCGGAGTTGTCGACCACTATCTGCGGGTTGTCGAAGATGAGCCGGTGCCATTCCTCGTCGAACAATCTCCTGCAGGAGCGGGCCATCTTCCTGGCCTGCATCTGGTTGTAGGATGCTATCATGACCTCCCTGTGCTGGGGGTCGTTGCTGAGGAACCATGCCGGGAGGCACTCGGAGCAGATGGTGCTCTTCATGTGCCTCGGAGGCGTGGTGACGATCAATCCCCGGTGCTCGCTCTGCAGAAACGATTGGATGGTGTCGCACATGAGTTTTATGTGGGCACCGGGGACGTAGTTGGGTCTCGACAGGACCATCCTCGAGACGTAGTCGTGGAAGTTCACCCTCGACTCGATCATCTCGTCTATCAGCCTGTCGATCTCCTGTAATTCGGACATGGTCTTTCCTTCTATAGGCGCGCGTGCGCATAGACATCAGCCCTCTTCGGGAGGGATGTTCCGCTGGTATCTGATGGCCCTCGGGAGGATCTCGCGCAGATAGTAGTCGATGCCTCCCCTCATGGAGACGTACCAATCGTCGAAGCCCCTGTTGCACTTGGGGCACTGATCCTTCACCCACACGAACCCGAGAGGGGAGTCGGGCATGGGGGTGCTGATGTCCTCCAGCTCGAATACCTCGCCGCAGAACCTGCACATCATCTTGGTCATCCCTTCCCCTCCTGGAGCTTCTTCCTGTACTCGATGAGCTCGGAGACGGTCATCTTGGTGACGTCATGGAGCTCCACATGGACCTGTTGGACGGGTGCCTCGCCCGAGAGCTCCGCCAGCATGCCTATCGCGTGCATGTCGCCGTTGGTCGCCTTGCTGATGAGGTTCTTGATGATCCTCGCGCGGACGGTGGTGTTGGACTGCGTGAAGTCGTCGAAGGAGCTCCCCTCGTCCTTCACCTTGCCGTCATGGACGGGTAGCTCGAGGAAGTACCTCGCCCACTCCGCCATGTCCCTCTTCTCCCTGCGTGCCTTCCCGGAGGCCTTGCCTCCCTTCTTACCGCTCGAGGCCGCTTCGCGTCCGTTTCCGAACCTCTTCGCCTTGCCCGCCTCTATCATCTTCCTCGTAGCCTCTTCCTGTGCGGGCGTGCGGGCCTTCTTAGGGCCTTTCCTCTTCTTGTCGGTATCTTTACTCGTCTCTCTCACCGTCCTCGCTTGTAGGGCCGTTTCCGCCCTTTTCCACATCTACCCTTATGAGGCTCACGGGCATGACCGCTTCGTGCAGGCACTATCTTGTACGCTTGTACTCGTCCCTTATGAGCCTCTTGAGGTCGGCATCGTCACCGACCTTCGTCATTATGTCGTACATGTACTGCACGGTCTCGAATGCTCCGAGGGCGTAGGCCCTCTGCTGATCGGGATCCCTCTGATGGGTGACCTTCGTCAGGTACTTCGACAGGTCCGTCATTCCTTCGCCTCCTCCTCACTATCGACGTCGTCGAATTCCGTACCGCAGTAAGGACAGAACTGCGCATCAGAATAGACGTCCTCACCGCAGTGGGGGCAGGCGGACATCACGCCCACCGTGGCGTTGTAAATCCTCCCGTTTACGTCCATCGACACAGTAATCGAACCAAGGCCGTCCAATTTGCTCTTGATAAAATCCGCCATTGCGTGGCCGAGGTCCTTAATAACCTGGTCTGACTGGTCCAGTAGGTTATCTGTCATTCTACACCCCCTTCCCCGACTCTCTGCCGCAGAAATATCTGGTCCAATAAGCTCTTCACGAAGAGATGGCATTCGATGCTGAGCTCGAGGTGTTCATCGGCGAACAATGCCTCTATATCAGTCTTGATCTCATCGAGGAATATGACGTCACGCGGTGTCATCATTCCCCACCTCCGCATTTTCTTTACAGGGTGTCTCGGAACTTTCCGTAATTTTTTTACGGGGAACCTCTACGACCTCGACCCTCGCGGCCATGAACCCTATTATCATGGGGCGGAGGCATCTCCTGCATACGAGGACTCCATTGAATCTCTCCACCGCGCAGTGCTTCTTGCATACCTTGCATTTGACGCGCTTGCCGTGGATCTTGATGGCTTTTAATGACAGGTCCCTCATGCCATCTCCCCTCCGTAGTTCTCCAGCTTGAGCTGTGCTCCGTTCAGGAACCTCTCCTTCCACTTCTCGAAGTAGGCCTTGTCGCATGCGCCGTACTCGTTCCTCTTGCAGGTGGTCTAACATGACTCGCACACCTTACATGGGTGGAATGTGCTCAGCCATCCGAGCCTCGGGCCGAACCTCCTGCCGTCGGCGTAGTCGGTCACCTCGAGCTCCTTGTCGAGCACCGCACCGGTGAGAAGCTCTATCATTCGGTCACCTCCTCGAGCTTGAGGACGTATTCCTTCCCCGTCTTCCTGTCAACCCATCCCTTGGATTCGCGTTTATCCATCGTCAGCAGGTAGCTGACCACTGCGCTGAAGCATTCCGCGGTGACGTCGGACTTCTTGCCCGACCATAGGAGGTTCCCGTTCTTGTCCTCGCGGAGCTTGCCCGCGTATATGCCGGTTATACCGCATCCTACATGGTACTCGCTCATGCGCTCACCTTCACTGCCTTCTTGCCTGTGAACTTCTCGTATCTGTCGATGATCACGTCGACGTACTTCGGGTCGAGCTCCATCATCCTGCACTTCCTTCCGGTCTGTTCCGCGGCCATGAGGGTGGTACCCGAACCTCCGAACAGGTCGAGCACTGTATCGCCTACGTCGGAGCTGTTCTGCAATGCCCTCGCCACGAGCTCGATGGGTTTCATGGTGGGGTGCTCATCGGATCTCTTAGGGCGAGGTATCGCCCACACATCGGACTGCTTCCTGTCCTTGACCTCATGCACCCTCGCCTGAGAACCTTCCCATCCGTACCATATAGGCTCGTATTGGGTGTGGTAATCCTTCCTCGAGAGCACGAGCTGGTCCTTACTCCATATTATGGTGGAGCTCCAGTGCATCCCTTTATCCTTGAGTTCGAGCATCAGATTCCCCCATT